ATTTCGTCCTCGGTCATTTGGCACCATTGCCCTCACCACAATAGCAAACGGCACCAAATGACACAACAGGTATGCGGTAAACTGTCCCTTGCATGTGGCTAGCATCACCGTCCTTTCCCAAACGCCAAGTAACACGCGAAATAGATCAACAGCAGGAAGAGCAGCGTATCCATCATGCGACACCCAATTCCGAGATATCGTTGGTCTGGCGAATACAGAACTGCACATAGCTCAGCATGTAATCACGCGCCTGCTGGCCGCTCTCCGCTTCCGTGAGCAACAGCATCCTGTGATCACGGATGTAGCACTGGACGAAATGATTATGGTTGGTGATGCGCCGCCAGCCGCCAAGCCCGTATTGCTCTAGCTGCGGTGCGAACAGGTCGGTGGCCGGCTTGCCGTCCTCATCCAGGGCGCGGATTTCGTCGTCTTCAAAGTTCCATCGATACTTCATCGGATCGCGATCCCCGTACCAATGCCAGCCAACTGCAACAGCACCAGGATCACCACCAGGCAGGCGATCACCATGGCGACGACGCGGATGATCTGGCCAAGCGGTTCCGGTATCGGCAATGCCGTGGTGATGTAGTAGATCAGCGCCACGACAACACCGATCACGATCAGATAGATCAATAAGGATATCAGGCTCATTGCGGATGCTCCCCTGGATAACAGCGCTCCATCAGGATATCGACCGTCTTCGATCTGCGGTCTGCGTCCCGTTGCAGCCCGACAAACGTCAGCACCGAGAACAGGCCGGCGAGAACAATCGCAGCCAAACAGGCCGGATTGTTCTTGAATGCGTCTATGGCCGACGTTGCGACCTTACCTGCTTCCTCCGGCAGCGACATATTCGGTTACCTCGCCGTTGATCGTCAGCGTTACCCTGGTGCCATTGGCCACGCTCATGCCGATATCGATGGAAGACGCGACCGGCTCAGGCACAGGGATGGCCGGCCCCATCCAGTCGGCGCAATGCTCGCGCGATCCGTTGAACTCATTGCCATCCACAGCACCGACAACAGCGCCAGTGATCGTCACCGCGTCCGAGTATTGCCACAGCGAATAGAAAGGCCACGTCGTCTTCGGCCATTCCGGCGAACTGACGCCATAGTGGGCAATCCACAGCGATGTTTTCTCTGCCAATGTTGGACTATAGCCATCGCCAAGCTGTTCGCGGATCAAGTGGCCGGAATAGACCGTGATCTCAACGGTGATGCGCGACGGCAGAGACGGCAGATGGTCCAGATAGTTCACCGCCTCTTCCAACTCTTCCAGGCTGGCATCCGTCTCGTGGTCGATCACCATGCGCTCGCCGTCTTCCGGCTGCACCACGCCATAGAACCAGTCCATCTGCGCTTCGATGTCGCCCGAATGCAGGAAATGATAGCTCGCCACCCGCAAGCCTGCCTCACGCGCCTCATAGGCACGTTGCGCATACATGCTGTCCTCATAGCCGACACCTTCCGTCGCCTTGAGAATGACGCCGATCACGCCTTGCGCCTTCATCTCATCGAAGGATCGGACGTCGTTGTGGTGGCTGAGGTCTACGATATCCAGCCTCATTTGCTCACACCCTCGACCATGCTTTCGGTGATGGTGACGCCGATCTGTTTGAACGCGCTCGCCAGCTTCAACAGCCGCGCCATCTGCTCAACGTCGCAATCGTCCAGCGTGCCGGCCAGCATTTCCAGGTCATCCATGATTTCGGACAGATGTGTTTCTATATCCCACATCTGCTCGTCCCATTTACGCCGCTCTATCGCGTTCATTCGATATCCCCCGTCGCCGTCAGCCTGTGGCGCTCACCGGTCGCGTCGTCCCAGGCAAATTGCAGTTCGAACTGATTGGCATTGGCCGCAGCACGCTTGGCCTTGACGCTCACAGGACCATACAGGCGATCCGATATCATCAAGGCTAGCCGCGCCTGGTCCGCTATCGGCATATCCACCTTGCTGCCTGGTCTGCCTGCCTTGTAGAGCAGCGCCGCGGCCACCACGAGCGGCTCATTCTTGAGGATCGATGTCACCATGTAGTGCAACTGGCCATCGGACAGGCGCTCATCCACGATTTCCCAATCCTCACGCGTCGAGGCAATCCGCTCTATGCGGGAAATGAAGCGGCGGCTTGCGGAGTCCAGAAAACGTGACAAGCATTTATCCTTTGTGTTCAGTGCCTTACACTAAATCAGCATCTTGAAGATGTTGCCGATAGAGCCAAGCACCATGTGCTTCAACGGGTTTTGGCCGGCCATCATGTCCTTCATGAACTGGTCGCCCGTCCAGCCTTGCTGCATCGTTGACATGGCGTCCTGCATTGGCTTGAATTTCTGGCCGAGGATGTCCATTGGCGCAAAGCCATCCCCTGGCTGTGTCTGTGCCAGCGGTGGCAGCATGGAATTAGGTGGCGACAGCAGGGACGGAGCACCGCTGCTGCCGCCGGGGGCCGGTTGCATCAGCGCCTGTTGACCGGACTGAGGCACCGGATTGGTGACATTGTTGCCAGCGTATTCGAAATGCATCGGGTCGGGTCGGCCCTTCCAGTTGCCGCCCCACTCCAGACCATGGCGCTGTGCCAGCTCTGCAACGTTGCTGGGAAGGTCCGTCGAGCCGCCGAGCGGGTTGGTGGCAGCATTGATGTCAATCGCCGTGCCAAAGGCGTGTTGCGACAGCTTGTCGGAACCACGAATGTTGCGGTAATTGAAGCCGCCAGAGGATTGTACGGGATAGCCAGTCGCTGCCAGGTCTTTGAGGAAGCCGACGAACGCGCCAGCCGCCGGCCCATAGACGCTAAAACGCTGGCCGGGGACTGGCTCAATCTCCGTCAGGTTTTTTTTCCGCCATTCCGGGTCGGATGGATCGCCCAAACGCCCGATTGTTCCCCAATTGGCCATAGATTAGTCGCCCTGTCGTCAGGTTAACCCATTCTATAGCCTCTTGATTCCGCTGAATAGTCTGGCGGCTAGCCCTGTATCGCCAAAATCATCGCGATATGCTCCTCAGAGCGGCCTTGTCCACGTAAATCCTCGACTGTCCACCGTCTTTTTTTATAAAGATCCGTCTTAGATACGCAAACCGTTGCATGTACAGAATGGCTTTGGAGAGGTTTACGCGGCTTACGTGTAGTCACCTCATTATACCACGCCATTAGGTTGCGCCAGTTTCCTTGCAGCAAGAAATAGCTGCTGGCGCAGCGGTAAGCTTTCTTCCCAATTGTGCGATAATTATACTTCCACGCGATTAATCCAGCCTGTCGGAGTCTTTCAAGGCTTGATTGCAGCGTTCTGAGAGAACAGCCACACCACTCCGCCAATGTAAGCTGGCTAATGGTAAGTTTACCCATGCGTAATAGTTTTATGCCGCGTTCCCTAAGGATAGCCATTACTTGGTAGTCGCGGGTTAATAACTTTACGGATTTGTAATGTCCCATTCTAATTCCCCTCTTGACAGGGGAAACGCAAATCGATCATACAGTTACTATGACCTTCGATGCGTACCCTCGTGTCTTTTGCTCTGGTCATCGCGCTTAGGGACTAGCCGGTCCGCTAAGCACTCATTAGGCCCGCCGTGGTGACATGGCGGGCCTTTTGTTATCGTCCCATTAATTGGTTAAGAATTCCCATCGTGCTGCCGCCAACCAGGCCAGCACCAGCCGTATTCAGTCCCAGGTTGGCAAGAGCGCCGGCTGTGCGCACACCTGTCATCGGTATTCCGTTTTCGTCGCGGTTCATCACGTCCAGCAGGTCGAAGGCACGCCGCGCCGGCCCGTTGTTGCGCGGCCCCAGGTGGCCAAATCCGCCGGATCGCGGATCGCGTTTCATCGCATTGATCAGCGTTCTGGGGTTCACGTCGCCGGCATTGCTAGTGGCACCCACTTTCTTGACCATGCCATAGACTTGCCATTGCTCGCGCGCCTGCGCCCAACGCTGCGCAAATGTGCGGTCTCCCTGTTCCGCCGCTTTCTTCGAAATGAAATCGTCCAGCTTTTCCAGCGCCTGACGCATCAAATCGCCCTGCGAAACGGTTCCCGGCTTGTCGTAAAACCCAGCCATCAGGTCGGCCATCGTCGAGCGCGCCCGCATGATGGTTTCACCGCCGATTTCGCCGCCATGCGCCTCCAAATTGCGAATAGCGCCGTCTATCTCTTTCTGTGCCTGGCCCTTGTCGAAGACGTTGAATTTCTGCTGCAATGTCTTGAACAGGTCGGCATATTCCTGTGCCTGGCCGCGCGGCATCTGCTGTCCGGCATTTTCGAAGACCGTTTTCAGGTTTTCGCCGGCCTGGCCAATCGTGTGACTGTCCAACACCTTTGCATCTGGCACGGTCATCGCCTCGCCAACGGTCTTTGCCGCAAGCTCCTGGTTCGCCGCCTTGTCGGCGGCCACGTTCATCTGTCCCCATGGCGTGGTGTCGTTGACGCCTGACAGCCAGCGCGGGATAGAGCCGCTGCGCGTGTCTGCGTGGCTGGGTGAGCGATAGCCTATATCCTCGACCCTCTGCCGCTGCGCCAGTCCGGCGTTGCTTGCTGCCTCACCGCTCGCGCCCGCCGCCTCCATTTCCGCATACGGATCTGGCGGCGCGTTCGGATTGCGCGCAGCACCCGCGCTGCCCGCGCCTTGATCAGCCGCCGCACCACCGCCACCAGGCACGGCATTGCCCTGGCTATCGACCGTGAAATCTGCGCCGCCAGCACCGCCTTCGGCCTGTGACGCCTCGAAGGCGGCGCGGTCAGCGGCATTCTGTATTCGCTGACCGCCCACCTCAACGCCGCGCGCTACGCTCGCCGCGTTCCTGGTCGCTATCGTCTCTCCTACCTTCAAAGCCGCCGTCACCCCTTTTACCGCCGCTTCATTCAATCCGACGCCCGTCGCACCGAGCGCGCCGCCAATCAGCGCATTCTGCACGCGCTCTTCAATCGTCCCTGGCCTGACAAAGCCAGACAGCGCGCCACCCGCAGCACCGCCCGCCAGCATGGCCGGCACTGACATGCCCCCGGTAAAAGGCGTCAGCGCCAAGCCAGCGGCCACGTCGGGAAGCCCCTCGCCAATCGCCTCTGTCCAGGGTGCAGCGCGACTCGCCGCTTCCTTCTGTAGATTGAGAACCTTGATCCGAGCTTGTATCTGTGGATCGTTCGGCTGCGCCAGTTGCTCAATGCCAAGGCCGATATCCTGCGCCCCACGGCCAAAGGCGCGCGCCAGATTGCCAGGGACAGAGCCTTGCGCCATCGCCGGATCGACGCCCACCCACTTGCCGGCCTCCGTGTCCCAGCCCCAGGCACCACCACCCTCATGCGGAACGATCTGGGTAATTGGCATGGCTACCTCCATGCTCGCGTGCGGGCTGGACGGCCACCAGGCGTGTCAAGCAGGCCGGTTCCGGGCTTCTGTGGCGTCGGCTGGCCACGCTCCCAGCGCTCGCGCCGTGGTGCCGGCTGATTGTCGTTCTCGCCATAGCCTGGAGGAGCATCTTTCGGCGGCGGTGATGTCGGGCGCAGGTTGCTGCCCTCAATGCTCGACGGCACCTGATCCAGCGGAATGCCCCACTTGCCCGACGCCGCCTGCGCCCTTGACGCATAAAGCTTCGCCTGAATTTGTAGCTGCGTCGCCTTGGTCTTCAACAGATCCGGCGTCCAATGCGTTTCGTTCGGAATGACGCTATCAATAAATTCCTGCAAGCCGGCGTCAAAGGTGCCCTTGCCCTTCATCACGTCCTCGACCACCGAGCCGCGCACCGCGTTCCAAACGCCCTGATCGAATGGCACCTTGCCGCTCGCCATATCCGCCAGCGTTGTCACCGCGTCGGCGCTGTTCTTTAATGGCGAAATCTCGTCAAATCCCTTGATCCACGTCGGACTGCCACGGATGATCTGCGTTTGCAGCATCCCGGTCTTCTGATCAACGCCGGTAAACATCGAGTCCTGCGGCGGCTTGATCCCCATCTTATCCATCGCCGCCGTGGTGCCCAACGCTCCCGGCAGCGACAGCAGATATTGATAGCCTTTCTGCGTATCCTCCATGTCGCGATTGCGCTTAATCTGATCCATCCGCAACTGATCGTCATAGGTAATTTTCATGCGCTCGCGCGTTAACTGATCGTCAAAGATCGTCGCCTGCTTTTGTATGCCAGCGGCTTTATCCTGGCTTTGCGACTGATACATCGCCCCGATCTGCTGCGAGAGCAGATTGTTGCCCATCTGCGAAAAATCCGGCTGCATCTTCGCCCACAGCGCCATTTGCGCCTTGCTCTGCGCATCGGGATTGGTTGCCAGGTATTCCGGCGACGTCAGCAGGCCGGTCGCCGCCTGACCAACACGCTGGCGTTCCGCCGCCTGCATGTTGATGGCATCGCGCTGTCCCAGCCAGTTGCTGGCATAGCTGCGGCCACCCAACAACATACCGAGGATGTTGAAATTCGACTGGCCTTGTGCCGGATCAAGAATGCCCATGCCATCACCCTAGAAGAACGAGAAGCCGAATTGGCTGCTCTTGCCGGTCGATTGCTGCGACTGTTCACCCATCGACTGCGCTTGGCTCAGACCATAGGACAGCGCCGTCGGACCACCGAGAATGCCGGCAAGGCTGGTCAGCGGTGCCCATTGCGCCTGGAACGGCGACATGCCGAGATTGTACAAACCTTGCGCCGCCTGCGGGATCATCCCCGCCGCCTGGGACGCCGCGTCCGTCAGGCCGGCTGCGGCCTGCGCGCCGGTATTCCACATGTTCGAATAGATGTCGGTGCCGGCCTTGGCGATGGCGTTCGCCGCATCGCCGCCGGCCAGCCCCTGCGCGATTGCCTGCCGGCTACCGCCAATATTGCCAGTCAGCCCAGCGCCGGACGTGATCCCAGGCATGATGTTGCGCAAAAAGTTCTGCTGGATATCGCCCGTCGCGCTCGCCAGTTGCTGCCGCGCCAGGTCGCTGTTCGGGTTGGCATACTGCGCCAGCGGCCCTTGCATATTGGCAATGCCCGACAACGCCGACAATCCGCCCTGGCTTGCCGCCGTGCCGGTGTTCGCCAGCCCCTGCGCCGTCGCCCCCACCTGGCCTTGCTGCTGGTTGGCGAGGTTCTGCGCCTGCCCGTAAAGGCCGGTCAGCGCCTGCGCCTGCGGTTGCCACACCTGCTGGCCATTGACCGACTGCGCCAGGCTCTGGTTGTAGCCGTAGCCGCTGGAACTCTGGTTTGACGATCCGCCCGACATGCCCATGACATCACCTCAATTCAGATGCTTGATCAGCCCCAGCCGGATTGTCGGCTGGTCCTCGCAAATATAGCCGTCCTCATCCATCTCCATGCCCATGCGCTTGATCAGCCGCGACCAGCCGCGCCGGCCCACCACCCTGAGATACCCAGGCGCATTGGTGCCCATAATCCGCTTGTGATCCTGCATACTGGTGTAGAGATAAAACGCCAGTTCAGACAGCAATTGCCCCGACAATTCACCGGTATAATACAGCACCGAAAACACCGGCCCGCCGGTTTCGGGATGGTGCATCAGTTCAATGCCGAAATGCGTCTCGTTGTCGCCATGCTCGACGATGAACGGCACCACATGGCCGCTCCGAACGTCGGTGGCGAAATCCCAATAGGTCTTGTAATAGCCGTCGCCGCCGACGCAGAACGCCGCAAAGCATTCGCGCAGCGACAGGTGATCGGCGTCACTGGGTACGCCCAGGAACCGATAGAGCGGCCTATAGCTTGGTCCAGGTGCCACCGTGGAATTCATACGTACCCTCTTGCGCGCCAGCCACGCCCGCTTTGAAATAGCGGACCACACCAGAAACGGCCCTAACCGGCAGAACTGCCGTAATATCCAGCCGTAGTTGCGATTGTCTTCCCTCGTTGAGTGCATCGGCTATCCTCAGCAGTTCGGTATACATCCACGCCGATTTGGCGTTCGGATCTTCCGATTGCGGTGGTGGTGCCGGCTGGTAAATCGCGCCGTCACCGCCCGCTGTTGCGATTGCCTTCGGCAAGACCATCAGAACCGCCCCCCCAGTCGAGCCTGTGGTGATAGCTGCGTCAGTGTGAATGGATTGGCCGTGGTCGTTGCCACGTTGATGGCCAACAATCTCCCTTCCGTGAAGAAATCCAGTGTCCTGTCCGTGCCGAGCGTAAAATCGGCCACCGCGTCGAATGTCAAAACATCGCTGTCCAAATCCTGCGACCCGAACGAGAAGCGCAGCACGTCGCCGGTAATGCCGTTGATCAACGGTCGGAGCCCCGACATCACCTTTCTGTTCGTCAGCTTGTCGAGGTCGATCCCTGAGCGCTGCACGAAGGCCGGCATGGTCGGCGCGCCATTCTCCGACAACATCCCGGCTGACCCTGCGGCATAGACCGGCGTTGACGGCAGAACACCACTCGCGGTTTCATCCCACGTCGTCGTATCACTATCCCAAGTTGTAGTGTCAATATCCCAGGTCTGCGGCACCAGGTTCAACAAGCCCATATCGACCATCCAGACATCAGGCAGATCGATGATGGAGGCGTCCCCCGACGCTATCTCTATGGTAATCGCTTCATTCGCAGCAGTGTTGGTGCCAACAGGATATGCCAAGACCACCTGTCCCAGCCGCATATTCCTATATACAAACGTATTGATCAGCTTGTTGTAGTTCAGCGCCGTGGAAAAGTACTCGCCCATGACGCCATAGAGCATATCAGTATAGCTGTTGCCGTCATGCTTGATCATGCGGCGATTGGCCGTCAGCATATATACAAGGTTACCGTCCTCACAGCAACAGTCGGTCGCGAAAATGCCGATACTGGGGAAGACGTCGCGCGTCTGGAATATAAACTGCCCGCCGACATATTGCAGCGTGCCGGTGTACTCATTCTTCATCACAAAGAACTGGTCGCGGACTGATATACCATCCTGCAATGGCCCGCGCGTGGCGGAAAAGTCGGCGTCTCCAGCGTCATTGGTGGGTGACGGCACCCAGTCGGAGGGAACCTGACCAGGTGCCGCCGACGTGGACCACGACACCTGGCTTTCCAGTCGCCCAGTCGGTGTGTCCACATTCAACGCCATCAGAAAATTCTTGTGCGCCCGCATCACGCCGCAGGTCCAGCCGGTCGGCCAGTTCGGCAGCTTGGTCATCACCGACGCCGGATTGCCATTCCACCAGTACGGCCCACGCTGCGGATGGTTGACGAACGGCACGCCATTCAGATCGCCCAGCGAATACGAAAACACCGCGCCGGTAATCGCTCCCCAGCCAGCCGGCGTGATGTTGTAGTGGGTGACGCCATCGGTGACGGCAATGCCAGCATCACCGCCATAGAGCCAGTATTGCGAGCCGTTCGGCAGGCGCACGAAGCGCAGGAACTGCACCGCAAACAGCCGGCCAGAATTGGCAAACGGCTGCGCCCCAGGCATCCTGATGGTCTTGCCGCTCTTGAAATAGACGTTGCGCCCGTTCGACCACTTGTCGGCGGCAATCAACGACGCCGGCAGATCCTTGACGATCCCATGCATCATGATTTCGCCGCTCGCCGGATGCGTCATCGCGCCGCCTCCATTGCCGACAGCCGCCCTTCCAAGTCATCGATCCGGTCGAGCGCCCACGACAGCGCCGCCCACAGGTATGGCGTCCGCTTTGACTGGTCGATGCCCCACGGATTGTCGCCCTCTGCCGGCGTTGCCAGGTCCTCGCTGACCGCATAGGACGTCTGCGCCCCCCAGCCCACCGCATAGGAACCATCGCTAATCCAGGTAAAATCTCTGACGGGATCAGCGCGGATAATGTCAATGGCCTTTTGCGGATCGTAAGGCCCAATGAAATCCTTCAGCCGCTCGTCGGATGACGTGTTGTAGGCGGTGCTGTTGGCATTGGCGACAGAAATGGATCCGCAAAGCACACCACCCTGATAAAACGCGACAACGCCGCCGTTGCTGCCTATTTTGTTGGCGTTTATCATCGTTCCGGTGTGTTCGATGATCATTCCGTTCGCCGGATCGACAGCAAATCCCGCAACACCAATGAGGCCGCCGCCGCTGCCGGAATGACCGACGACGATTGTATTGGCGGCAGTCGTCGCGCTGTTGATGATGCTGCCAAATTTTGCCGTACCTGTCCCGGTCACATTGCCCGACGCATCGACGAACAGCACATCGGTGCCGCTGCCATCCGCCTTGCTGTTGAGCGCCAGCCGGTTACTCGGTGTCTTGCGTTCAATCCACGACATATCGGCGTCGGTAAACCGCAAACCCTGCGGCGATGTGCCGGAAAACGTCAGACTGCCGCTCATCGCGAAATTGCCAGTCTGCGTTATGTCACCTGTGACCGTCACAGTGCCGAGCTTTGCGCCGTTGGGCGACTCTATCGGCTTGGTGTGCTTGATCGTCGTGCCGCTGTCGTCAAACACCGCCTGCAACGCGCTCTTGACCAGGCGGATATGGTTGTCGCCTTCCGCCTTGATGTCGGTGCCGAGCGGCCACGCCGCGTTCAGGCCGGATATCGTGGTCGAGCTTTCGACTGCCATCTGATCACCCCGCGACCACGGCCATATTCGCCGTGTGACCGGCCATCGCCTTGTTGGCGTTCGCCGTCTCAATGTAATTGTTCAGTTGCGCGTCATAGGTATTGAGCGCATCGAAATCCTGGATGAACGTCGCCGCCTGTACCAACAGCGCCGCCAGGTAGATGTTGGGATATTTCGTCAGGATCACGTTGGTTTGCGTGTCCGTCAGTTCCGGCCAGCGCGAGCCGTAGAACAGCAGCACCGCCCCCGACGCCGACAGGTAGATGTTCTTGCCGGATATGGCGAACAGGTCGCCGCCGCCGTCATAGACCGCCTGCAAGGGTGCCGAGCGCTGCGCCACATTGTTCAGGCGTAGCGCCTTGACGCGCCCGAAATCGGTGGGAAGCGCCACCGCGTTCAGGTTGGAGACCGCGTCAAGGCTTGCCGTCATTGCCACCGCCGCTTCGTTATCGAAGACATCCAGACGGGTGGCCATGTCGGCAATCGCACTCGCCTGAAAATCGTCAAACACCAGATCCTTGCGGTGGATGAACGACGCGGCGACGGTTTTCATCTGTGACCAGATCATCCTACGGCTTCCCTGGCGGTATCGCGGTCAGATAGAGCGGCGGCGTTCCAGGCTTGCCATGCCACTGGATCAATCCGCCCTTACTTATCCTGTTTGGCGCTCTTCCGATCATCATAGGGAATATCCTTGTCTTCGGCTTGCTTGTAGAGATCATCTATCGCTTTAAGTTCAAGCTCCAACTGCTTGATTTGATCGGTGATTTGCTTTTTCATTTCTTCCTTGCTTGCCATGGCTTTGTACTCCCGTATCAGCCATTCAGTGATGAAATATCTCATCCCGCACAATGCGACGGTGGAAACGGTGCCGCCTTGTTGGCAACACCGTTGTTGTAGGCCGCGAGCGCGGTCGGATCACCGCTCAGTTGCACCACCGCGCCGCGATAGCCTTCGGCATACGCCTTTGCGAGCTTGCTGAACGGCGAAATCGCCCTGTTGGCGGCGGTCGGGGAGACATATGCCAGGTAGTCGATGTGCAGTTTTCCGGCCATTTCAATCTCCAAACGTCAGTTTTCGATAGTCGCTGTCATGTGAGAAGCGCTCCCAGGCGCGGAAGCGCTCATCAGGATCGTTGCTGGCAAGACCTGGATGGCGCTTGATCAGCACGCCCCAGGTCGCCAGCGGGATGGAAGCGATCTGCCGCCCCCAGGCGAATTTGCGGGGGCCGCCACTCCCCCGCACCGCCGCATTTTCTTCCAGGATGGCGTCCTCGTTGTTGGAAGTGTGCAGCCGATACAGCCGGCCATCCTCTTGCCTGTAACGATAGGTCTCGACGCCATCCGTATAGTCGAGCGGGTGGGTCATGCCACCATCGCCGCCTGCTGATCGACGTCATAGATGACGCCGCAACTGTCCTCGTTCCTGAGGCGCAGCGTGCCATCCACCGCCATCGAGCGCTTGTCGGCCAGGCCGGTTTTGGCCAGCGGTATCGTCTCATAGCCGCTCAACAGGACCACATCGATGTATTCGAAATCGAAGATGCCGACGTGGCTGGTGTTGGCTGCGGATGTCGGCTGCAAGCGGTTCGGGATCATTTCGAGTGTGCCGAAATCGGTGATGAACACATTCACCGCGCCTTGCAGCGTCACCCCTCCCCTGTCGTCCTGGCTGACGGGCGATGTCACAGTCGCCACCCGCGCCGTCGAGGTAAAGCCGTATTCCGAAATCTTGCGGATGTTCTCAGGCCGCGCCATCAGCACCAGCGTCCGCCGCCCGTCCGGCCCACCCGCCAGGTAGACGTTCTGCACCGTGTCGCGCAGCACCGTCTCAGTCATCGCTCGCTTGGTGCCGGCTACGACATCCCCGAATAGTTTTGTACCAGTCGAAAAACCTGGCGTGCTACCCGTCGCGCCATGCGACGAATTCGCCGTTGTCTGCGCAAAGATCGATGCCATCTTGCCCGCGATTGTCGCACCATCATCGGCTATAGACCCCTGGTTACTGAGCATGATTGCCTCGCGATCACGGCGAAGCTCACGCTGTCTTTGCATAATCTGATACGCCAATGCATCGGACGATCCCATGGTATCGGACGACTGCGCTCGTTCCGACACCTGCACCGTCTTTGTCGAGATCTGACAGTGGTTCCCCTTGCGCGAGCCAGTATTTGTATCATTGGTCGTATTGGTATCCGCACCGTCAACGCGGGCATTGGCAAGATCCGGCGCGCGTAAAGCATCCTTATTCCACTCCGTATAGCTATTCGAGCAACTGCCGGATGCGGCGCGGTCGGTGAACGGAAGCGGAATATTCGTGACATCCCAAATCGCATCCATCACGTCTTCATGTATCCACCCGCCAGCCGCCACGGCCTTCAGGTCGGCACTGTCTAGATTGGTCGTTGCCATATCAGCCACCTATCAATTTGGTCACAGCGCCGAGCTGGTCGCCCTTTTTGGCTAGCTCGCGCGCCTGTTGTTTGAGATCAGGCCGATACTGTCGCTTTGACGTGGCTGTTTCCGTCGGGCGCTTCTCGCGCTCGCTGCGCATTCGCTCCAAAATCTTCTCGCGCCGCATCATCTTGGTCATGAAATAGATTGTGCGGGCATCGTTCAGACTGTCGAGTTCCTGCTTGGAAAACCGCCATTTCTTGCCGAATTCGTAGAGTTCCGTGATTTCGGCGCGTTTGGTGCGTTCATCGGCCCATTCGGGAAACAATTCCCTCAACTCAGCCGCCGCCTTCACCTGGTTCTGCTTCCACGTTTCCTGTGCCACATGGAAGGCAGACGCAAACTGTTCCGGCGTCACCAGGTTCTTTACTTCCGCCAACAGGCCATCGATCTGCTGACGGGCGGAATAGACTTCATTGAGGCTGTCCGTTTTGTAGATTTCGAACTCATCGCGCTCATGCTGATGCGCTTTGACCTTGCCCATGTCGTCGCGCAATTGCTGCACGGTCATCGGCTGTTCGTCGTCGTCCTCAAACGGCAGGTAGAGATTGTAAAGCTCCTTTGGATCGATCCCGCGTTCTTCCGCGAACTTGGCAATCGTCGTCCTCTGGCCTTTACGTGGACGCTGATACGGCTCTAATTCATCGTCCAAATCTTCCAGGTCGCTTCTGGACGCATCGGCTGGCGCATCCTTCCCTGACCTGGCCGGTCGATCCACGCCTTTGCCGCGAGCATGGTCGTCCTCATCGCGGGTCACCCCACGGAAATCCTTGCCTGACAGCAGGTCGGTGACCTGCGATAGCTGATCGCCGTCGCGGCGGGAGGCTTCCCGGCGCGACAGCCCGCCGCGCTCTTCGCGGCGTGAAAATTCTCGCTCATTCCGTTTCGGGATCGGCCTCGTGACGGTCTGCTGTTCGTCGGCTGCGTCCAGCGTCCGCTGCGCCGCCCTGGAAATTCCATTGTTCGAGCCGTCCAATGACATATCGAATGCTCCAGATTTCCCTCAACAAATCACTCACATCGTCACTGCTTGGTGGGTACCTTAGAACCCCCGCCTTTTCCCTTAGGACGGCTTCCACTATTTCCGCTTCCAGTGCCGTTAACAGTTGCGGGTCCAGCACGCTGGAGAGCTTCAGCCTCTGCTCGCGCGTTAGCAAAATCGATCACCCCTTTCGATTCAGTCTCGGACTGCTTCGTCATCGCCGTCAGCACCGAGTCAAAATATTTGAATGCGGTTTCCTGGTCGGACTTGTACTTGTCCTTCTCGGCGGCGATCTGCTCAGGCAGCGCAGCGATCTGGCTCGCCTGATCGGCTGTCTGCTGTGCCTGCGCCTGTGCCATCTGCTGCTTTTGCTGTGCTGCCTGCTGTGCTGCCTGTGATGTCGGGTCGATGAAGTAGCTTTCGGGATTGTCGATCAGGTTCACCCGCAGCCAATCGATGGTCATCTTGTACAGCCCCGCCTTGCTGACCACTTCACCCTCAAGACCCTGTGCCAGCGCCTGGCCATACATCTGCAAGCCCTGGAACAGCGTCTGTGACACATGCATCCGCTCGCCCATGCTGTAGCCAACATCGACGTTGCAATAGCTGCGTGCCTTCCATTGGCTGGGATCGACCGTCACATATTGGTCGGCCATCTTGATGTTGATTGGCCCGCCGTCGCCGTCCCTGAGTTCGGCGTGGCTCAGCAGGAAGACGCCGCGCACCAGGCTTTCGGCCAGGTTGCGGATCATATAACTGATCAGGAGTTCAGCCGACGCATACATGCGCTCGACGCCGTGGGCGCTGTCGCCGGCAATCTGCATTTCCGCGCCGATCATCTCGACCGCAGATCCACCGCGTTCGGTGCGCTGCTTGTCGAGTTCGCGCAAGGCCATCTGGATCGATGGGCCGACATCCGCCACCGGGATCGGCACGATGCTATCCGGTCGCTTCATGCGGATCGGGCGGCCACCTTTCGGCGTCAGCACGTCTTCCAGTTCGACACCGCCCACCACCGCGCCCAGGCGTCCGTAGGAGCAGTTCTTCACATTCTCGAGCCATTGTGACAGGAACTGTGTCTTGCTTTCCTGGATGCCGGCCACCTTGTCGGAAAGCGCTTCGCCCTCGTGGCTGTTGGCGATTGGGAACGCGGTGCCAGCGGCATAGGGTATGCGGCCAGCCTGTTCCGGCTCCAGCAGCCAATCGGGATCGGGGCCGCCGTCCGGCATCCAGACATGATAGAGATAGGCGCGGTCATCCTTCCTGTCGAACGATAGCCACGCATAGAGTTCGAAGACGCGGCAGATGTCCATCTGTGACACCACGCCCTTGCCACCCTGCCATTGCTGCTGGGTGATGGTGCGCCCGCCGTATTCCTCGCCTGAATTGCGCGCCACCGCCGGCAGATCCTTGACCTTCGCCCACGGCACGCCCATCCTCGACAACTCATTACGGGTTTTATAATGAACTTCACCGACGAATGGACAGTTGCCAAGCTCCAGTTCATCCCAATCGGGATCGCGGATAAACCGCTCATTGGCGACGGTTTTAACGCGCAGGCGCTTCTGTGTCTTGACGACCTCAATCCGCGCGGTCTGGCTGTCCTGGTCGTAGCTGACCAGCCGGCGTTTCTCGTTGTGCCGCTCCTCCGGATCGACGGCCATGACCAGGTCCAGCTCCTCTGGCAGCACTGGCGTGATCTTGATCACCTGGGTGTCGGTATCCGTCTCCCAGAACACCTTGATATAACCGTTGCGGTACATCAGTGCGTTCTGGATGCTGCCGAGAATGACGCTGTAGCCGCCATTGTCTTCAATCGCGATCTTGTTGACGGCGCGGCTCTCGGACTGCGCCGCCTGCTCGTCTTCGGCAGACTCGCACTCATAGGTGACGACGGTATCGGTGGAAAATGACGTCACCGACTGCGCCAGTGCGGCGGTTATCATCGAATTGACATCCGACGATGATACCTGTGCCGCATCGCTGCTGGGTGTGCGGTACGCCGTGAACAGATCCCAGGCGCGCTTGCGCTGCTGGTTGCCACTCGACAGAGTGGTGATGGCGTTTTCTATGCGCCCCAACAAATCCTGAAATATCGTGTCGTCACGTGAAGCCATCTTGGCGATTGCGGCGTCTCACCAGCCCTGTGAGCGCTCCCCCCTCTAAGGGCATCGACAACTGACGATTGGCACTGTGGGTTACTGCAAACATCCGTAGTGCATCAACGCAATGCGATGTCCAATCATGCAATGGTGCCACTTTGAACGCTCTGCGCTTTTCGTCATAGTCAAATCTGTAATTGACCAAACATTCCAACGCACGCTCCTGTTGATAATCGATCCACAGGTGTGGACAAATCATCCTCACGGCCTCAATTCCGTCTTCGACGCTCCAGTTTGGCGCTATGTCAAAGTTTATGCCCATCTGCTCCAGGATGTCGGCGCGCGAGCGACCAGAGCCTAGCTCCCTGACCATGATGTCATGCGGCACAATGTGCTGCATGTTGCGGTAGCCCATGCCCTTGATGTCGTTGATGATGTCCACCAGGGATGTCAGCGTCCATTCGCGGTAGTCGATGGCGCGGATTTCTGTGCCGGCCACCTGGATGAACCACACCGACGTCGCATCGGCAAAGCCAAGGTCCCAGGCACACCACACCGGCAGGCTCTTTTCGTATTTCACGGACGTGAAGCGGCCAGCGTTCTGTAGCTCGTTCATCTCGGTGCCAAACACCGCCCCCACCAAGGCGGCGTTGAATGAACACATGAACTCCTGCTGGAATAGCGGCTCAGACATCTCTCGGCGTGCTGCTTCCACTTCCATCGGGTCGAGCGCGTCCGTCTGCGTCACGTCATAGCAGTGCCAGGACCATTCGGGATCATCGGCTGGCTTGCGGCTGAGATCGTACAGCAGGTTCATCCTGCCCTTTGGCGTGCCAAGGATGAGCGCCCTGCCCTTGCGGTCGGCCAGCGCCGGCCTGATCACCTCTGGCCATAGGCGCGGATCGCAGTCGGCCACCTCGTCGATGCACACCCAATCGAAGTAATGGCCGCGCAGCGCATCGACGTTATCGCCGCCAGCCAGCACAAACTTCGCGTCATTCGGTGTGAAGGTGATTGTCAGTTCAGACTCGTTGATCACGAACTGGCCATTGGCATTGCCGCGCACCATGCGGCGCAGATAGTCCCAGGCGAGCTTCTTGGCCTGGATGCGGTACGGCGCGATATAGACGCCCCGTGGAGACGGTAATGGGCAGGCCAAGAGATTGGCCCACCCATCAACGCAAGCACATACCGTTTTACCGGCGCGGCGATGCATGGCAACGCCACGGTGCCTGTGCTTATCGGTCAGCACCGCCTTTTGGTGCGGTCGCGGATTGAAGTTGATCCTGCCCTTGAGCATTGCCCCTCATTTCTCAATCCCCATCAGCAGGCGCACATCCCGCGAAATTCTAGCCGCCACCTCTTGATAATAGACCGCATCTTGCAGCCACTCATTCGGATCAAAGCCATCTTTTGCCGCTTGCTTTGCTTGCTCACGGCATCCCATCGCCATCATGTATCTTTGTGCCGCCTGCGTCTGCACCACCACTTTCGGATCATCACTCATTTGATGGCAAACCCCACCTGAATGTAGTTCTTCACCTTCATCGTCTCCATCCAGGCGTCGAGATCCTCAGGCGCGTACCTGATCGCCCCACCTGGGAAGCGCACGAAATAAGGCCCCTCCCCTGACAAGCGCAGCCGCACCATCGTGCTTTCACTGACGCCGAGATACTTGCCAGCCTCACTGGCCTTGAGATAGCGTTTGGGTTCACCGTCCGTCATGGATATCACGCTCCAGCTTGGCGCGGCGCGCGCGCATCTCCAGCATGAAATGACGCAGTAGGAACCACGCAGGCACAGCCGCTATAGCAACTACGATGATGCCACCATCGTTAAACAACCAATCGAAGCTCATGCTTCACCTCGTTTCGTGAAGCCACGGCTTCTCATCTTGAACTTACTCGCTGGCCAGGTGCCGTTGTGCTTGGCTTCCACCCGCTTGACCTTGGCAATCATGGCCGCATCATCAGCCGTCTTGCCACCCTCGCCGCGATGGCAGGGAATGCACACCACCTGGCAATTGCCGACTGTGCTGTCACGCGTCAGAAAGTAAGGGATGATGTGATCAAACTCGTATTTGTGGATACCAGCGTGCAGCACCGCGCCGCAGATCTCGCAGAAGTTCTTGCAGCGCTCGAAAGCCTGCTGTCGCACCTTCATCGTGAACTCGTCTCTACTCATTTCGTCCTCGGTCATTTGGCACCATTGCCCTCACCACAATAGCAAACGGCACCAAATGACACAACAGGTATGCGGTAAACTGTCCCTTGCATGTGGCTAGCATCACCGTCCTTTCCCAAACGCCA